GCAAGACTGTTTAAGTCTCTTACTGTCGCTACGTAGTTCTTATTGATACGTAGGTATACGTGTCCTTTATTGCTCATCTCTATTGGTTTTTAGTTAAATACTCTGATTTTTCTTCTGCTTCCAGCTACCTCGATTCCGTTGATGAATATCGCTACGATATCAAAACGTAGGCATGCCGTTCTTCCTATGATTCTTCTCTTTCTCATGATGTTTGGTTTTAAAGGGGGATTGCTCCCCCGTTGGTTATTAATTTATCTCTCTAGGTTTCTATAGTTTACTGATTCTCTAAGTATTAAAACGCAGTATTCTCCTTTGTACTTTGGGTTTTGAGACTTTGGGTTATAGTTTAACCTCTCTCCGTTGCTTAAAATAATTTGTCTTCCGTTTCTAGCAAAGTCTACTATTGTAACCTTATACTTATCGCAGTAATTGTAATAAGTACATTCGATAGGATTAATAAGTAATTCGGCTCTTGTAAGAGTGCGTTCTTCTTTAGATAAACCATTCAACCGATTAAATAATTCGCTTTGTAATTGTGCTTCTAATTGTCTTTTGTTTAACTTCTTCATGATGTTTGGTTTTTATTGGTTAGTGAACACAAAGGGAATCGAACCCTTTCTCCCTACCATAGTGTCCATCACTTGCACCTCGCTTATATAGAGGGAATCGAACCCCCACAAGTGAATTTTTCGGTTTCATAAACTCACGAACATCTTTGGTTTTACCTTCAGCAATTGCTCAAGTTAAAGACTTGTGTTCGGCTAGTCGTCAGCCACCTGCGATGTATGGTTAGTACTCGCAGTTCCGATATTAATACCCTCGAAGGGGGAGTGGAACTTTTTGCTTCGCTCTCTAGGAGTTACTAGAAACGTGTTATCCTATCACGTGTTTTCTTTAGTAGCGTGGGCAGATGCCCCATGTCCTTTCATCTCATTCGCTATGGCTCGTCGCCCCGTTGTAAATCTTAACAAGCTCGTTTGCTTCTGGAACCAAATCTCGGAATACTTAATCGTTCTATCATCATTTTTTTTTTCGGATGTTGTACATCTAGATGAAAACACGTAGACCGATCTACGTAGTTATACTTAGTGGGTGCTACGTAGTTGACGGGTTTGTGTGTCATTGAATCAGTACCTAACTTGCTGTAAAACAAGCACTTGCAATTGATTTCATATAAACAAGTAAGGTTTTTGTTTTTGGGTGCATTTTTTTAGGGCAGATGCTATTCTCTGTCTCTAAGTATGCGAGCCAATTAGAATGTCAAACGTCAGACAGGCCGAAATACAGGCAGATTGGTAGGTAGATCGGCATATCGGCTCTACAGCCCCCGTCGTTACTGAATTTTTTCATATCTCTGATTTTTAATGGTGTAGTACTAGCGAGAGGCTAAAGTCTCTTAAATCGCTTCTAAATACCCTCTATGAACATTTCTTCATTTTATCAACATTTCCTATGCACGCATATATTATGCACGCATAACAAATCGATTGACCGACCAATTACTATGCACGCATAATAAATTACTATGCATGCATAACATCTCAGTCAGTCATACAGTCAGACAGTCCGATTGACCTGAGGTTTTATATAAGCTACTGATAGTCAGACAGATAGGTATATAGGTAGGTAGCTATGTCAAACGTAATCGATTGATAGACAGGCAGATAGGTAGATAAAACGGCAAAAAATTCAGAACAAATCTTCGATTTGTATTTGTTTTAGGGGGGTGGGGGTGCTTTTCCTTTTGAGGTCTTCGTCGTCATATATACATATTGACCAATTACTACACATATCTGACAAGCTAAAAAAAAGTCTTATATTTGTACTATAATATTAGAGACATGAAACAGGGATACAACTCAAGACTCGACGAGTCACTAGGAGCAAGAAACGGAAAGAAGACACAGAGCCTTAAGGACAGACGGGACGAGAGCAAGGGTGCTGAGAAGGGTGCTGGTAAGAGAGCATACTCAGCTGTCTCTACGATGGACAAGCCTAAGAAGCGACAGGTAATCAGAACCAATAAGGACGGAGTTAAGACCCGTCAGGTATTAAAGAATGGAGTGGTCAAGAAGACTGTCACACGTACTAAGGGTGGCGTCGAGAAGGAGATCGAGCGAGGCAACAAGCGGATAGAGGTACAGAAGTACAAGGACGAGGGAGTGAAGAACAGGACTGTAATTGATATGGTGAAGAACTCTGCATTCAAAAACCTTCCACACTCTATGGTGGAGATGGGATCTAGGCCAGAGAACAATGTACTTCCAGCCAACCGAATGGACGCACGTCAGCAGAAGGCTAATCAGCCGATGATAAACAAGCTGAACAAGATGTCTTTAAAGCAACGAAAAGAAAACAAATAGATATGAACAAGTACCAAGACAAGGAGTCCTCTATGGACGACTACTCTCACGAGAGAAAGCTACGAATAGACGGACGCTATGAGGCGGCCCACGGAAAGATGGCTGCGGCTAAGAATGACTTCGACCACGCACACGCACTTAAGAAGGATGCACACTACGACGCAGAGTCACGCAGACAGTTCAAGGGATACATACACGGTCTATACAAGAGATAGATGTGGGAGATCTTGATCGAGAACAGGCTCAGGTTTGGGATCAATGTAGGCTTTGAGTTCTACAGCCCAGACGAGGATAACGACGTGTACGAGTTTCACGTCAATTTATTAATAGTAAGAATAGGAATAATATGGCACTAAATAGATACACAACAAGCAGCAGGTTTTCAGATACTACAACTAATGTTCCAATACCTTCAGTCATAGGCTATGAAGGTGCTGAAGAAAGAAATGCAGCAAAACTAGCAGAATATCAGAGGCAAGTTCGTGATAGAAATTCTAATATGAGTCGTGAACGAGGTAGGCTTGCCACTATAGCAAAAAAACAAAAGTTACTAAAACAGCACGGAGGCTCTGATTATGACCCAGCAGCAATGTCACAAAGATTTGCCGCTGATGAAAATATGGTTAGGATGAGCCCTGAGTCTGTAAAAGAGTTTAACAGAAGAAATAGAGAAGAGGGGGCAGGTAAAGCACCTGAAGTTACTGAATTATATCGACCTAAAATAGGTACATATAATCGTATGCCATATGCAGACGACCAAGCTTTTATGGATGAAAATTTTAATCGAGAGAAAAAAATCACAACAAATTACGGTCCTGTTTATAGAACTGATTTTGGAGATACTACAGAAAAAACTTTTGCTGAAATTCCTTATCCAAATCTGGAAAGTGAGCGTTTAGAAAGAATAGCAACTCCTGCTCGTAGGGGTGAAGTGCCTTCAATTATTGATAATAGAGAACGTCAGGGTGAATATGTTGAGCCGTTAGGTCCTGGTGGAGTAGAATACGTAAAAGGAACAAGGTCTGAAAAAACAGGGACAGCAAAGCAAAGAAGACAAAATTTAGCCGATAGAATATTTAGAGGTGGTGAATTAAAAACAGGTAAAATTGAAGGACAAAAGGGTTACTTTAAAAACCTGGGTGAAAGAAGAAGATTCCGTAAGGAAGGCAAGTTAGCTAAGGCAGCTTTTGGCAGAGGGTTTAACGAGATGGATAGTCAAGAGCGTGCTGACAGAAAGAAAATGCTTAAGGAAGACAGAAGAGATTTCATAGGTGCTGCATTTAGAAGACCTGGGCAAGGCGGTTTGGCTGCCGCTAGAGACACTGGTAGAGAGATCAGAGATATAAACAGGGCTGAGAAATATAGCGAAAGGAGGCTTGGTTTTGGTCCTGAAATTAAGGACTACACACCTAAGGTGATGAAAAACTACAGGTCATCTGAGGACAATCCATTAAATAGGAATAGAAGATCTATATAATAAATAAACCAAAACCCACCTAAACGGTGGGTTTTTTGTATATTTGAAAAAATAATTAAATAAAATGATAGTAAAACAGGTACACCTTGGCGACAGCGGCCAAGAGAAACTAAGGGCTGGAATCAAAAAAATTGCGGGAGCTGTAAAGAGCACACTAGGGGCCAGAGGACGAACAGTCCTTATAGAGTCCGAGAACCATGTAGGCGGCATAACGGTCACCAAGGATGGTGTGACGGTAGCCAAGTCGATCAACCTATATGACCCCACTGAGAACCTGGCGGTGATGATGATGCGCCAGGCTGCGGAGAAGACTGCCACCATGGCTGGCGATGGGACAACAACGTCCATCGTACTAGCCGAGGCGATCATAGATGCAGCAGAGAGATACATCGAGGATGATACGAATGTTACCGAGGTCATCAGGGAGATCAACTCGATAGCAGAGCGTATAGATGCACACCTCAAAAAGAAGAGCAAGAAGGTCAGCGGTAGGAGACTTAAGGATGTGGCAACCATATCCGCCAACAACGACAGGAAGGTAGGCGATATGATCGCTGGAGCCTTTGAGGAGGTCGAGATGGTGACGGTTGAGAACAGCATGAACTCTGATACATATGTGGATATAATTAAAGGTATGCGTGTCGAGCGTGGGTACACATCCAAGTACTTCGTGACTGATCAGAAGAAGCAGGAGTGTGTTATGGAGAACCCATACGTATTGATCACGGACCACGAGATCAGTAACCTTGCCAATATAGAGAACATACTGAAGCCTATCGTGGCACAGGGTAAGTCTCTGTTGATCATAGGAGAGCTCAGTCAGAACGTGTTGAACACCTTGAATGTTAATGCACTGCAGGGTAAGATTAAGGTATGTAACATACTTCCGCCAAACTTTGGGTACAGGCAGAAGGAGCTGTTGGAGGATTTAGCCGTGGCACTTGGTGGTACGTACTTCTCTGACGACACTGGCGACGACCTGTCTGTGATACAGATGGGAGATCTAGGTCGTGCTGCAAAGATAGTCGTACGTAAGGACATGACGGTCATTATGCATGCAGAGGAGATGGGTGATACGATAACGGGCCATGTCGAGGTACTAAAAAAGGTTGTATGGGGCACAGAGCGAAAGGAGGACAGGGACTTCCTTCAGGAGCGTATCGCAAACCTATCTGGAGGTATCGGTGTGATACATGTCGGTGCATTGACAGATATAGAGCAGAAGGAGAAGCGTGACCGTATAGATGACGCTGTATGTGCGGTACAGGCTGCTATTGAGGGCGGAATACTTCCTGGCGGTGGTATCGCACTACTGAACTGCATGCCTATGGTAGATGAATCTAGTATTGCGTCAAAGATTGTTAGGGAAGCATTGTTTGCACCATTTAGTCAGATACTTGAGAATGCTGGCGTGGATCCGCTTATCACGATGATAGACTTCAAGGAAGATGGAGTGGGCTACGATGTCAAGAATGAGAAGGTTGGCCAGATGATAAAGATGGGAATCATAGACCCAGCGAATGTGACACGTAATGCGTTAGAGAATGCTGTGTCTGTTGCCACAACTATAATGAGCACGAGTTCAATAATAACAAACGTCAGAGACAATGGAGATACTAAATAAGTTTATAATGCTTGAGAGGATTTACGAGAAGAAGACCAGCTCAAGTGGACTGATAATGAGCGACGAAGACTCAAACGAGATGCGTTACCAGAGGGGTAATGTCAGGGATGTGGGGTACAACGTGCTCGGAATCAAGGGTGGAGACACCATTATATTTGACAAGGTGTCGGCATACGACGTCTTGATAGGAGACGAGAGGCTTACTATCATTCAAGAGAAGGACGTTGCCTGCGTTCTTTAAGGTCTCTATTGGCATCCTTCACCGCAATCGATAGTATCTTGTGAGAGAAGGGTGCCTCTTTTTTAAATATCTTATTCCTCCTGGGCGACTCTGGAAGCTCTTCAAATCCAAGTAGCTTCCTATAGATCGTTGCGATCATCTTCTTTCCCTTTCTTGAGACCTCATACAGTAGGGCCTCTCCCCATCTCTTTTCCCTAAACTTCCTTATAAAGCCGTCTCTTAGCAGTCTGTTAAACCTGAGCCTGTCCCATGACATATGGTTGGCATACCTGTCAAACTGTTTTCTTGTGAATAGGTGCTCTGAGTAAAGGAACATAAGCATGTCTAAATCTGCAGACGACTTGAGCTCATAGTTCACTACGGCCCATCTCCTGATCACGCTCCAGTGCTTCATGAAGTCGTACTTCGCCTCCCTTGTAAAAAATATTTTGTCCTCCCTCTTTGAGATCCTCTTCTTAACCTTTGGAATCATTTTATTATATTTGTATTTGTAACAAAGATACTTATAAATGCCAAAAGACGCCTGCTATAAGAAAGTAAAGAGACAGTACAAGGTCTTCCCATCGGCCAGAGCCTCACAGGCTATAGCCAAGTGTAGGAAGGGTAAGGGTAAGGTTACCAAGTCTTCCAAGGGTGCAAGCCTCAAGAGGTGGGAGAAAGAGAAATGGGTAGACACAAGGACTGGTAAGGCATGCGGTGCAGGTAAAAAGAACGAGTACTGCAGGCCAACTAAGAGGGTGTCTTCCAAGACTCCAAAGACTAAGGGTGAGATGTCTAAGTCTGAGCTAGCTAGAAAGAAGTCAGAGAAGTCTAGGGTAGGAATGGGTAGACGTGTTAAATCAGTAAAAAGAAAGAGATGAATGTAAAGCAAATGAAAGACGTCGTCAAGCAGCTGAAGGGTGCCTCAAGGATGCACGCACAGCAGGCGGCAAAGATTGAGAAGATGATTAAGTCAATGAATGGTAAAACTAAAACTAAGAAATAATGCCGACAGTAAAGTACAAGTGTGGAGACACAGGAAAGATGAAGGAGAAAAAATTTCCTTACAATTCAGTAGGAAAAGCAAACGCTAGTTGGTTTGCAGGATTAAAAAATTCTAAAGGCATGAAAGCGACGATCAAAAACAACCCTACTAAGGGTATGACTGAGACGGGGTATTAAAATGGCAAAGAGGGTAGATAAGAGCAGTATGCCTTGCAACAAGCCTAGATCATCCACGAGACCAGGCAAGAAGAAGATGGTTAAGGGATGTGAGGGTGGCAAGGAGAAGATCATACACTTCGGTGCGAAGGGATACGGTCATAATTATTCTGCGGCTGCTCGTAAGTCATTCAAGGCTCGCCATAAGTGTGGTACAGCCACCTCTAAGCTTACCGCAAGATACTGGGCCTGTAAGAACCTATGGGCTGGCAAGGGTGGATCTACGAAGAGTTCACCAAAGAGTAAGAGAGGAAAATATTAAGACATGATTAAGATAAAGAAACATAAAGGTTTGGGAGACACGGTTGAGGCTGTGACTAAGCTTACGGGCATCCAACAGATTGTAAAGGCTGGAGCCAAGGCTTTCAATCAGCCGTGCGGATGTGACCAGCGTAAGGACAAACTAAACGAATTATTTCCGTATGGGAAAAAGTAAGACATCCAAGTACTACGAGGAGAACCCTGAGGCAGCTGAGAAGCGTCGAAGGTATCAGAGAAAGCTGAACAAAACCGAGAAGCAAAAGAAGTACCGTGCCGAGCATACAAAGGAGCGTAGGCGTAGGGGTATAGAGGGAAAGGGCGGAGATGATGTCAGTAAGAAAAAAAATGGTAAATTTGTACTTGAACATCCGTATAAGAACAGAGCACGAAACGGTGCTGACGGGAGAAGTACTAAAAAATAAAGAAAATGGGATACCAAAAATTACAAGCAAACAGAGCAGCGGCTGTAACGCCAAGCAACACAGTTAACATACCATACGTTGGAGATGCGGCTGGGGATAAACTTTGGGCATGCGTGTTGTATGTAGGAGTAGCTGGAGATGTAAAGGTAAGAACGGCAGGTGGTGATGACGTTACATTCACTGGAGTACTTGCAGGATCTTTTATACCAGTACAGGTAGTTAGAGTATTTGCTACAGGAACTACAGCTACGAACATAGTAGCTCTCTGGTAGCATGCCAATTCAAATATCCATATCGAATGCCATTAAGGGACAGGTTATGGCAAGTGGGGGAAATCTGCTTCTTGACTTGTATCCTAATGCGGCATTAGCCTATTCATTAAGAAGGTTATCATCTTCATTTAGTGGTAGCCCTATTAGGGTTAGACGCTCAAGTGATAATGCAGAACAAGATATACCCTTTGATGGTAGTGGTGATTTAGACACAGCAAATCTACTTGCTTTTGTTGGTTCTAATGATGGCTTTATATGTGATTGGTATGACCAAAGTGGAAACAGTAATAATGCATTCGCCAATAGTGCAGGTAATCAAGCTAAGATTGTTTCATCGGGAGTTGTTGAAACTGATAATACAAATGGTAAGCCTACATCTGTGTGGGCAACTGATAAGTATGATTTAACAAATAACGTACTTACAACTTTAGAGTATTATAATATAGTTAAAATAAGAAGACCAAATAGAACTACAAATAATATTACGACAATAGCGGCAAACACCACTTCACCTCGTATACTGACTTGGTCATCAAATGGTTCGGGTAATACATATGTATCTAATATGGATGGGCAAGTTAGTTTTGGCTCTTCAGTATTACAGAGTGGTTATATTCTTGATACTTACAGACAAGCGGATGGAGAGATGTTTTTATTCAGAAATAATGCTCAGCAAGGTGGAACACCGAACACAACAAGCGTAGGTTCTATTTTAAATAGATTTGGGTCAAGAGGTTCTCTATTTACAACAGGAGAGTACCAAGAGTGTATATTATGGAATGACAACACTTATAATGATAGGTCTGCTATATACGATGATTTAGATACATATTACCAATAAGTTATGGAAGTATTAGGATATAAATATACAGTTGAATCAGAGGCGTCACAAGCACGAAAAGAATGTGCTGATTACTATGGACTTCCTACTGCTCCCGATAATATAACTATTTATTGGGTGAATTACTTTGAAGCAGTAGATAACACTCCTGTTTTTTGGTACATTATATTTGACGAAAGTGTAAGAGCAATACTCGGAGACCCTACAAATTTTAATGTGGATGGTAATTCTGTTAAAAAATAATAAAAATAATTGTACCTTTAAAGTATAAAAAAAAATAAAAATACAAGTGACGGGATTTCAGATAGGTTTTGATGCTTTAATTTCTCTGCTTTCTGCAGTAACAGGAGCTCTTACCGTGTGGTATAGTTTGAAGGGAAAGGTTGAGATTCAGCAGGTAATTTTAAATAACCTTACTTCGGATATGGACGACATTAAGACACACAAGAAGGAGGGTAATATTTTATTGCACAAGAGAGTAGATGACCTTAAGGGTCAGGTTGAGAGAAACAGGGAAAAAAACGATGCCTCATTAGCAGAGTTGAAGACCGAGATGGGAGCGATGGAGTTAAGAATTATCCAAGCCATTCATGCGATCAAGAAATAGTTGCCTTCTATTATTAATTTTACTCATAATCTCTTGCACTCCGCAAAGAAGATTCACTAGGCTTGTGGATAAATATCCTTATCTCATAACCACAGATACTGTGACGATGATAGATACAGTAACAGCAACCATACCAAGTGTTGTTCATGACACAGTTATTAACGAACACTTCTTTCATGAGATAACCAAGGACACACTTATATTAGAGAAAGACAGACTGACCGTAAGGATATTTCACGACACAATAACCAGGGAGGTATATATAAAGGGTGAGTGCGACACCGTCACAATAGAAAAGATTGTAGAAAGAAAGATTCCCGTTAAATACTACGAAAAGACTCCGCTATGGAAGAAGGTTATGAACTGGTTGATATTTGCAGTCATAGTTTATGGAGTCTTTAGATTAGTTATATTTGTAAAAAAAAAGATATGAAAAATAGATTATTCTCAAACTACGTAACAACAATATTAGGGTGTTTAATTTTAATATTTTGTGGTGTAATGATTTACACTGAAAAGGAAACAACAGAAGGAATGGCAGGATGGCTTGCTGTAGGTCTGATGTTCCTTCGATCAAAAGACAGCTTGATAGCACTACCTGCAAAAGATAAATAGATGGGTGTAGTGCTCGTAATAATTGCGGCTTACCTTGCTGCCTCATTAATAATTACAGTATGGAAAAGATGATTACATGTCCTAATTGCAAGACTGAGTTTGATATGTCTATAAAACCTCATAGATCAGAATCAAAATATCTATGGATACTTGATAACGGACATGGTGGTGTTATTGATGGTGTTTATCAGACATCGGGAAAGAGATCTCCAGTATGGCCAGATGGCGAAGTCTTGTACGAGGGCGAGTTTAACAGGGCTATCGTAAATAGAATTGTAGACATGTGTAAGTCAAATAATATTGACTGTGTGAACTTAATAGACACGCAAGAGGATGTCCCTTTAAAAGAAAGACCTAAGATGGCTAACAAGCTGGCAAAGTCTTCTGAAAAACCTTGTATATATGTCAGCGTTCATGCTAATGGATTTACTGATGAGTCTGCAAATGGGTGGGAGGTTTTTACATCTCCAGGGCAAACCAAGTCGGATTCAATAGCGACAGTTCTTTATGAAAAGGCTAAGGCTGAGTTTCCAGAAAGAAAAATGAGACCATCAATGGGAGATGGAGATCCTGATAAAGAATCAAAATTTACCGTCCTTATGGATACATCTATGCCTGCTATATTATCAGAAAACTTTTTTATGACAAACTACAGAGAGTGTCACGAAATACTTATGAGCGAGTCTGGTAGAGACAGGGTCGCTAAGATACATTTTCAAATGATTCAACAGCTGGAGAATGCGTAATAAAACATTAGGCCTTCGTAAACCTAAAAAGAAGCGTACAGGGATTCATAGTAAGAATAATTCAAGGTTAAAGAAATCTGTTAATTACAAAAAGCCTTACAGAGGGCAAGGAAAATAAAAATTACTATATTTGTACTAAATAACTGACATGGCAAAAATAGATTCATATTCAACAGCTACACCGACAGAGAACGATATATTACTAGGATCAGACTCTGACGCTGCAAACGCTACAAAGAACTTTACGGTAGGATCGCTAAGAAATTACATGATAACGTCTAGCGTTCCAGCAACTGCATCTTCAACTGGAGTAGCTGGTACACTTGCTTATGATTCAAGCTATCTATATGTTTGTGTAGCCACAAACACATGGAAGCGTGTTGCTATAGCTAGTTGGTAGTAAAATAAATTAAATGAAAAAAATTGAAAAGGATGAGCTTGAGAAATTAATCGAGCTCAACAAGAATTACAGGGACCTCAAGTTTCAAATAGCTGACATTGAGATCACCTTCGAGAGACTAAAAAATCAAAAGATAACGTCTATAGCTAACCTAGAGATGGGGGCACATGACCTTGCGGAATATCAGAAGGAGATTTCTGAAAAGTACGGAAATGTAGACATAAATCTACATACAGGTGAATATAGTTAGAAAGATATCTGTAGGACCAGACTATATGAAGTGCATGCACTATGTAGTAGGACAGGAGGTTTTGGGAAGAAGTTACACGATAGATTCAATAATACAGGAGGATACTTCTATATCTATATACATACGTAAGGATGACGAGATCGTTAAGTGGAAGCAGTTTAGCTCTACAATGCCTGTATCTATAGAGTTTAAAATAGACTTCTGATGACATCTCCATACTGCTTCGTTATAAAGCCTGTCGATGGAAGGCGTTATGACAACATACGCAGCTATGATGGCAAGGAGTTTATCATAAGCACGTCCCAGGAGGACCACACCGTATCAAATAGATTTGCTGAGGTTATATCAAGGCCCACATACTACAGCGGACCAATACAAAAGGGAGACATAGTTATAGTACACCACAACGTGTTTAGGTACTACTACGATATGAAGGGTAATCAAAAAAGTAGCTGGCACCATGTAATGGATGACATATTCATAGTGGAGCCCAGTCAGGTTTATTTGTATAGAAGAGATGAGGTGTGGAATGCACCGTCTCCATTTTGTTTTGTAAGGCCTATAGAATCTGAAGATCATATGTTTACTCAGTTAGGAAACTTAGAGCAACTGTGGGGTGAGTTGGTTTTTAAGAACAGCGATATAGACTACGTGGATCATGGAGATATTATATCATTTACTCCAGACAGCGAGTATGAGTTTAGGATAGGAGATGAGATACTATACAGGATGTACAACAAGAACATATGTCTAAAAAGGTAGAAATATTACAGGCGGCCAAGCTGGCTATTGACGAGTTGATTAAGGTACTAAAGGAGCCTATAATCACACATGCTGATGATGATATAACGGCTGACAAGATGAAGAATGCAGCATCCGCTAAAAAGCTAGCATTCGATGACGCACTTGCTATGCTTCACAAGATAGAAGAGGAGGAGACTGGTAAGGATGAGATTAAAGTTATAGACGCTGGAAAGAACGGATTCGCAGAAGGTAGGGCTCGTGGAAAATAACCTATATAAAATATCAAAGGATTACATAAGCAAGAATGCCTTGATTTCAAGAAACAGGGCAAAAAAATGGGTTTACGGCTATGACAAGAAGTATGATGTTGTAGTTATATCTAAGGATGGAACTATCGGTGATGTATATGACATAAATGGACTCAAGATAGCTATACCTTCCAAGCCAAAAAAAGTAGACGTAAAGGAAGATAAATGGGTTGCCTATGATTATCCTAAAGAGCTTTCTAAAATAAGAACGATATTTGATTGGAATAGAAAGGATAATCTTTTTAAGTCTAAATACGTAGACTTTATAGAGGGTGAGTTTGATAGGAGAGAGGATGGGTATTGGTTCATGAACAACGGAACACCTACCTACATTACTGGATCTCATTATATGTACCTTCAGTGGACCAAGATAGATGTAGGTCATCCTGACTTCAGAGAGTCAAATAGAATATTTTATATATTTTGGGAGGCATGCAAGGCTGACAAACGATGCTTTGGTATGTGCTATTTAAAAAATAGACGTTCTGGTTTTTCATTCATGGGATCCGAGGAGTGTGCTAACATAGCAACAATATCAAGGGACTCACGTATAGGAATCCTTTCAAAGACAGGTAGTGATGCCAAGAAAATGTTTACAGATAAGGTTGTACCCATCGTAAGGAACTACCCTTTCTTTTTTAAGCCTATTCAGGATGGTATGGATAATCCAAAGACAGAGTTGGCGTTCAGGGTTCCTGCGAGTAAGATCACTCGTAAGAACATGGACGAGGAAAAGGATGATGAGATTGAAGGGCTTGACACAACCATTGACTGGAAGAACACGGATGACAACAGCTATGACGGTGAAAAGCTTTTACTTCTTGTACATGACGAGAGTGGTAAGTGGTTGAAGCCAAATAATATTCAGACTAACTGGCGTGTAACTAAGACATGTCTAAGACTGGGTAGTAAGATTATAGGTAAGTGTATGATGGGATCCACATCCAACGCACTCTCAAAGGGTGGTGAGCAGTTCAAGAGATTATACATGGATAGCGATCCATCCGTAAGGTCTGCAAACGGACAGACAAGGAGTGGGTTGTATTCATTGTTTATACCGATGGAGTGGAATTATGAGGGCTATATCGATCAGTATGGATGGCCTGTGTTTGAGGATCCATCTAAGCCAGTTGTAGGTGTAGATGGCGAGATGATAGATGACGGTGTTATAACGTATTGGAATAATGAGGTTGAGGCACTTAAGTCAGATCCAGATGCATTGAACGAGTACTACAGGCAGTTTCCTAGAACTGAATCTCATGCATTTAGGGATGAGTCTAGACAGTCTATATTTAACCTCACAAAGATATATCAGCAGATCGATTACAACGACTCATTGATAAAGGACAGAGTTTTAACACGAGGATACTTTCATTGGAAGAATGGAGAGAAGGATACAACGGTTATATGGACCCCTGACAAAAAAGGCAGGTTTATTGTATCATGGGTTCCGAGCTTTGAGCATAGAAATAATGTTATAAACAGAGGCGGTGTTAAGTATCCTGGAAACGAACACATGGGATCCTTTGGATGTGACCCGTATGATATATCTGGGGTTGTTGGAGGTAGTGGATCTAACGGTGCACTGCACGGTCTTACTAAGTTTCATATGGAAGACGCTCCATCTAATGAGTTCTTTCTTGAATACATAGCTAGACCAAAAACGGCAGAGATATTCTTTGAGGATGTACTCATGGCGTGTGTATTTTATGGTATGCCTATACTTGCGGAGAACAACAAGGCTAGACTTCTTTACCATTTTAAGAACAGAGGATATAGAGGATTTTCAATGAACAGGCCAGATAAGAACAAGAAGAGGCTATCTAAGACAGAATTAGAGCTTGGGGGTATACCTAACACCAGCGAGGATGTAAAACAAGCTCACGCATCAGCTATTGAATCCTATATAGAACAGTACGTAGGGTTCGACTCTGAGGGCACATATAGAGATGCTGGTAACATAGGCAGTATGTATCTTACTAGAACTCTTGAGGACTGGGCAAAGTTTGAGATAAATAACAGGACAAAGTACGATGCCTCTATTAGCTCAGGTCTAGCTATAATGGCAAATAAAAAGTATATTTCTAACGTACAGAAAAAAGAATCAAAAATAAGTATTAAATTTGTAAGATATGATAATCGTGGTAATAGAAGCGAAATAATAAAGTAATGGAGAAACCTTCAGTAATAATTAATCAATTACCCTTCCCGAACCAGATGGCTTCTGACGAAGAAAAATCTTCAGAAAAGTATGGATTGAGCGTGGCCAAAGCTATCGAGGGTGAGTGGTTTAAAAGAAAAGGAAATTCTTGTAGGTTTTATGACCAATGGGGAGAGTACCACAGATTAAGGCTTTATGCCAGAGGCGAGCAGCCAATGCAGAAGTACAAGGATGAGTTAGCCATAAATGGTGACATGTCTATGTTAAACCTAGACTGGACTCCTATTCCGATCATACCTAAGTTTGTAGATATAGTTGTTAACGGAATGAATGACAGGCTTTACAAGGTTAAAGCCGAAGCTCAGGATGTGATGTCTGCAGAGAAAAAGAATCAGTTTCAGGAGTCTATAGAGAAAGACATGGTTTCCAAGGACTTCTTAGAAATGACAAAGCAGGAGTTTGGCATCAATGCATTTAATATGGATCCTAACGAACTGCCAGCTGATGATCAGGAGTTGTCATTGTATATGCAGATAAACTACAAGCCTGGAATAGAAATAGCTGAAGAGGTTGCTATAGATACTATACTTAAGATGAACAAGTTTGACGAGGTTAAGAAGAACTTCGACTACGACGTCACAACTATAGGTATAGGCTGCATGAAGCATAATTTTATGGTAAATGATGGTGTGAATGTAGAGTATGTTGATCCAGCAAACTGGATACACAGTTACACGGAGAAGGAAGACTTCTCAGACTGCTACTACTTCGGTGAGGTTAAGCAAGTTCATTACACAGAGCTTTTAAAAATAAATCCAGACCTTACCGACGAACAGCTTACAGAGATAAAGAACTCTAGCTCTGCATATAACAATTACTTTCCTATAATCAGAAACTATCAGGACGATGCATTCCTAAACGAGGTAGTTACACTGATGTACTTTAATTACAAGACGAGCAAAAGATTTGTCTGGAAGAAAAAAATATTAGATAATGGCGGAGAGAGAGTTATTAGAAAGGGAGATACATTTAACCCTCCAACAGGTGATGGTGTTCCTTTTGAAATAATTGAGGCACCAAGAGAGGTTTGGTATGATGGAATCCTGGTAGCTGGATCTAATATACTACTAAAGTGGGAAATGGCTAGAAATATGGTTAGACCTAAATCAGCATCTCAGAGTGCTATGCCAAACTATGTGGCTCATGCACCAAGAATATACAAGGGCAATATAGAGTCATTAGTTAGAAGAATGGTACCATTTGCCGATCAGATTCAACTGACACATCTAAAGCTACAGCAGGTTATGTCAAGGGTTGTACCTGACGGTGTGTTTATAGATGCAGATGGTATTAATGAGGTAGACCTTGGAACAGGTGCTGCATACAATCCTGAGGACGCACTTAAGCTATATTTTCAAACTGGTAGCGTTATAGGTCGAAGCTATACACAGGATGGGGACTTTAATAATGCACGAGTTCCAATACAAGAATTAAACTCAAACAGTGGTCAGTCTAAGATGTCTGCACTTATTGCAAACTATAACCACTACCTTAACATGATTAGGGATGTAACGGGTATAAACTCTGCAAGGGATGGATCAAGTCCTAACCCTGATGCACTTGTGGGTGTTCAGAAGTTGGCTGCATTGAGCTCCAACACTGCCACGAGACACATACTAAATGCAGGGCTTTATGCAACAAGAAGACTTGCCGAATGTATATCATTGAGGGTTGCAGATGTGCTTGAGTATGCAGACTTTAGAGAGGAGTTCGCCATGCAGATAGGTAAATATAACGTCGCTATACTTGACGAGATCAAAGACTTGTACCTGTATGACTTTGGAATATTTATAGAGGTTGCTCCAGATGAGGAGGAGAAACAGATGCTTGAGGCTAACATAAATGTAGCACTTCAGCAGAAGACTATAGATCTTGAGGATGCAATAGATATCAGAGGGATGAATAATATAAAGCTGGCAAATGAGATGCTTAAGGTGAAGAGACGTAGGCGTATGGAAGAGATGCAGAAGCAGGCTCAACAGCAGCAGCAGATGAAGTTGCAGTCAGACCTTCAGACTCAGCAGTCGGCTGCACAGCAGAAGGCACAGCTTATACAACTTGATGCTCAGGCAAAGGCACAAGTAAAAGAGGCAGAGGCACAGTTTGAGATTCAGAAGATGAATGCAGAGGTTGAGGCAAAAAGATATCTAATGGATCTAGAGTTTCAGTATAATATGCAGCTTAAAGGTGTAGAGGCCGAGTCTTTGATGAGTAGAGAGGATAAAAGAGAGAAGGCGAAGTCTGAAAGAATTAGTCAGCAAAATACTGAACAGTCTAAGCTTATAAACCAAAGAAAGAACAACCTACCGCCTCAAAATTTTGAGAGCACGGAGGACACTCTCGATGGTTTTGGATTAGAATCATTTGGCCCTAAATAGGATACAAAAATATTACTTAACTTTGTGGATAAATAAAATATAATAAAATGGCAGAAGAATTTAAAGTAAGAGCCGTTGACTTTGAAGAGAAGTCGGCACAAGAGATCGAGAGAGATCTTTTAGCCAAGGCAGAGAATGAAAATAAACAGGCTGAAGTAGCTACTGAAAACACTGATATTGTAGACACTACAGAAGCACAACAAGATACTGAGCCGAAAGGCGAAGCACAAGAGCCGTCCTTGAATGACGGTGACGTTCTTTCATATATTGGTAAGAGGTACGACAGGGAGATAAATTCTTTGGACGAGTTGTTCGAGCAGCGTAATGCTAACGAGGAACTACCAGAGGATGTATCGGCATTCCTGAAGTACAAGAAAGAAACAGGTCGAGGTATCGGAGACTTTGTTAAGATCAATAAGGATTATGACACTGTTAACGACGACCAGCTACTACTTGACTACTACTTAGAGCAAAACAAAGGTTTAGATCGTGAAGATGTAAGCTTTGAGATAGAGGACAAGTTTTCTTATGATGAGGATCTCGATGACGAAAGAGATGTCAAGTCCAAGAAGGTGGCGAAGAAGAAAGAGCTTGTTAAAGCTAGAGATTACTTCAACTCTTTAAAAGAACAGTACAAGGTTCCACTTGAGTCAAGGGATTCCTTTGTTCCAGACGAAGAGAAGGAGGAGTTTAATAGCTACAAGAAAACAAAAGAGCAGCGATTGCAAAACGATAAGACGCTTGCTGAGAGGGCTAAAAAATTTACAAGTAAGACGAGTGAATTATTTTCTGAGAATTTCGAAGGTTTCGGGTTCAACATATCAGAAGATAACAAGGTTGTCTACAAGCCAGCTGATAGCAAGACCTTGCTCAACGAGCAGTCTGACCTTAATAACTTTGTTAATAAGTTTACAGGTGAGGACGGATCGATTGAGGACTATGAGGGATTCCATCGTTCTATAGCCGTGGCTTCAAACCCTGAGAAGTTTGCCAAGTATTTTTACGATAAAGGTATGGCAGATGCGGTAGGCGATGTGGCTAAAGAGTCTAAAAACATTGACATGACTCGTCAGTCCACAAAGGTTACCCCTAAGGAGGGTGT